GTATCTCCGTTGTTGATGACCCCTTGTATCATTCCGCTTTTTGATAGTCAATCACTTTTTTGATAGTTTTTGATAATTTTTCACTTGATTTGTTTTTTTAACGTGATAATGTGGGGACATCAACAAAGGAGAGATTGAGATGACATTAAACCATGAATTAGCCGCACGTTTTATAGAGGCAAAATATAATTTAATTTCGCGTCAAGAAATTGTTTCTTTGTTTGATGACGTAAAAGAAGAATTGGCTAAAATTAAAAATGAAAAAGAGGATGTCTATCGCCGCTACCCAAGAGTCCACGGACGGTTTCAGCAATCACAACTTGACGTTCTTGATATTCATGAGCAAAAAATCAGCGCAATTTTTGATAATCTCAATAATATGCTTTTAACTGTAAATTAAAACGCGCCACACCAAGCCCCCTTGCATAATCGGCGGGGGGCTGTTATTTTGTGAGTATGGGACCGCTTGAAAACTCACGTCATGAACGATTTTGCCAAGAGCTTGCTAAGGGCAAGTCTGGGGTCGATGCGTATGTGGCGGCTGGTTATAACGGCGGAAAAAACGCATTAAGCGGTGCGGCAAGACTGCTAACAAATGCTAATATCAAGGCAAGGGTTGACGCAATCAAGGCAAAAGCGGCTGAAAAGTGTGAAATAACCGTTGCTGATTTGGTCAAGGAGCTTGAAGAAGCGCGTGTATTAGCGGCTGGTGCTGAAACTGTTCAATCGTCTGCAATGGTGGCTGCAACAATGGGTAAGGCCAAACTGTTAGGTTTGGTCACCGATAAAGCTCAAGTAACTGGTCCAAATGGCGGACCCGTCCAGATCAACTACGTCATATCAGGCCAAGTGCCACCTGTTGTTGATGGATACGACACGGAGGCTTGATGCACTTCGAGCCAATTCCAGCTTATCGGTTTTTGACTGATCCAAAGATACCGCTTGGTTCAAGACGCTTTAGAGCCGCCTATGGTGGACGTGGATCGGCTAAGTCGTGGGAGTTTACGAACGCGGCGCTGTTTCATACTGTGGCTAATGCTGGCCTTCGTGTAGTGTTTTTACGTGAGGTCCAAGCCAATCTTAAGGAATCATCCATAGAGCTGGTAAGAACGCGGCTTGACCATTACGGCTTATTATCAAAAGGCTATTTTCGAGAGGTGGATAATAGCTTTGAAGGCGTCCACGGCCAAAAAATTATGTTTATGGGCTTGTGGAAAGGTGGCAAGGCTGAAGGTATAAAATCGCTTGAGGGCGCAAGCTTGACCGTGCTTGAAGAGGCTACAGAGGTTACACAAAGAAGCATTGACGTGCTTATCCCAACTGTCATGAGGACGCCTAAGTCTGAAATATGGGCAATCTGGAACCCACGCCTTGACACAGACCCGATTGATCAGTTTTTTAGAGGGCCAGTCAGGCCGCCTAAGTCAATTTGCGTTAAGATTAACTATGACCAGAACCCGCATTTTCCAGAAGCTATGCGCGAGGTTATGGAACTTGACTTTGCCAAAGACCCACAAAGAGCGGCATGGATTTGGAATGGCGAATATATGCCCTCAATCGGCAATGCGCTGTGGAGCCGTGACATGATTAACAAGGCTTGGCGTATCGGCCAAGACATACCAATGCACGATCTAGGCCGCGTCATTGTGTCAGTGGACCCGTCTGGCAGTGCAGATGGCGGCGATGAGGTTGGCATTGTTGTCCTGGCTGAATGTGGCGATGGCGTCCTTGTGCTTGATGACAGGTCGTGTTCTGGAGCTTCACCGCTTGAATGGGCCACAGAGGTTGCAAGGGCTGTTAAGGATTATAACGCTCAAACTGTAGTAGCAGAAGGTAACTACGGCGGCGAGATGGTTAAGAGCAATCTTAGATCGGCTGAGGTTAACGTGCACATTGAGCTAGTCACGGCCAAGGAAAAGAAACACCTGCGAGCTGGGCCAGTGGCTACCCTTTACGAGCGCGGGCTAGTGTGGCATAAAGACGCGTTTCCAAAATTAGAGGCGCAAATGACCATGATGTCTTATACGGGCTGGCACGGCGTCAAATCACCTGACAGGCTTGATGCTTTAGTGCATGGCGTCAGGCAGTTAAAAATTCAACCGCAATACACAGTCTTGGTGGCATGATGGACATTTGGCCCTTTCGCAAAAAAGAAACGCGCAATCTGGCACAACAGGTTGTTGCGTCCATGTATTACGACACGCCGTCATCAACCCTTGAGCGGTGGTTGAAGGGCCTTGAAGACCCATTAACGCTGGTTAAGTCAAATCCTGTGGCTCAAAAGTGCGTGGATAAAATCTCAAGGGCAGTCGCTGATTACCCGTTAGAGGTTTACATTAACGGCGAGGTCCAGCCAGATCATCCATTGGTCAAGGTCTTGAATGGATCGGCAACGATTGGTCAAACCGCCTATCAAACAAAATATGCCATTGGCTACATGGTCAATGTTTATGGTGAGGCTTACCTTAACGGCATATTTACAAGCCTAGGTCTTTATTCGGTTCAGCAAGTTATAAGCCCTGACAAGATTAAACCAGTTTATGACAAGACGGGGTTGTTCATTGGTTTCAAGATTGGCAATAAAATTGAGCCGATTGACGAGAAAAGCGGCCAGTCACGTTATTGGCGGATCGGCATGGTGGACCCGATTGATCCTATGTTGGCGATTAGCCCGTCTGCTATTGGTGCAAAGCCGATTGAAGAAAACAACACGAACCGCGACTATATGAAGGGCATGTTTAGGCGCTTTGGCCGCCGTCCTGCTGTCATGATATTGCCTAAAGAGGCGCAAGGCGTCACTCCTGAAGCCCTACAGGCCGCTAAAGAGGGCGTTAAAAAGCATTTTGAAGGCGATCCAGAGGGCTATGTGCCTTTGTATGTATCAGGCGGCGCATCTTACCAAGAACTTGGCGCAAGTGCCTCCGATATGCAATCGCTTGACCATAGGGCCGCTACAGGCCGCGAAATTTGCTTTTGCTATGGTGTTCCGCCAGTGCTTCTTGGCATTGCGGGTGACTCCACATATTCAAATCAGCGCGAGGCTAATGCGTCATTTGCGCGTGATACTGTCAGGCCATTGATCAACATGGTGTCAAGCGAATTAACCAACTGGCTAAAACCCTACTACACCAAGGATGGTGAGATTGAGATTAGGCCAGACCTAAGCGGTGATGCGTTTGCTATGTATGAGCGCGAGACCAACTGGGACCGAATCACAAGGGCCAATATGCTTTCGACCGATGAGAAACGCGCCCTAACTGGATATGGCCCCATTGATGAGATCGAGGGTGACAGCTCTGGCTCTGTGGTGTTGGTATCAACAGGCCAGGCCCCATTAGATACCGTCATTGCTGATATGGCCGTTCCAGATGACAATCTCTAACAAGACATATATCAGGCGGCTTAGGCGGATTCAAAACCTTGATGAGCTTAAGCTCAAGTCCAAGGTGTCAGGACTTTTAAAACGAATGGTTAGCGCGTATTTGAAAGACGGCCCAAGCGGCGTCAGGGCTTTGCGTGATGACCTTGCCAAAATTATTGAAGTAAGAGCCGCCATTCATGGTGAAAAGATTGCAGAGTTTGAGATTGGGTTAATCCCAAGGCGCAAGCAAAAGCCAGTGCCGCCACAATCATTTAAAGCTAAGTTTAGGGCATGGGTTAAGCAAAAGGCCTTTGATGATGCTGGCTTGATTGTTGCATCAACCATTGACCGTGCTCGTGCAGTGCTTGATAAGCAGGTCGAAGAAAACAAGCTTGACCCATACAAACTACGCAAGGCCTTGATGCTGTCAATAGCCTCCAGCGCCCGTGCATTGGCCATTGCGCGAACTGAGATTGCAAGCGCTTCTAATTACGCAGGTGAGGCCCTTGCAAAAGAAACAGGCTTGACTTATACTAAAAAATGGATAAGCGCCGAGGACGAAAGAACCCGCGCAAGTCATAGCGCTGCAAACGATCAACAGGCAGATGTTTTTGGATTTTTTAATGTTGGGGGCTATCAAATGGCACACCCTACAGACTCAAGTCAAGGCGCTCCAGCGTCTGAAATTATAAATTGCAGGTGCGCGGTGCGAAGGGAATATAACCTATGACGTTTGACAAGACCAGAATTGAGCGGCGCTTTGCAACAAGCGAGGCCACGGTCCTTGAGGGTGTCGTTGGTGGTTATGCTTCCGCGTTTGATGTTTTGGATAGCCACAAGACCAAGATTGCCAAGGGCGCGTTTCAGGCCAGCCTTGTGAATTGGCGCTCAAAGAAGCGTCCCGTCCCAATGTATCTTAACCACTCAGATGATGCACTGATTGGTTGGTGGGAAGAGCTAACAGAAGATGAGTATGGTCTTAGAGTGTCTGGCCAGATCGTCACGAAAGAGCGTGAATATATTAACGAGCTATTCAGATCGAACACGCTTGGCGGTATGTCGATTGGATTTTACCCCTTGAAGTGGGAGGGCGGCGAAGGTCATGCCTATACCTTCACAGAGGTTGAATTGATCGAGGTGTCATTGGTCACAGCGCCGTCAAATGCGGCGGCTGAGATTGAGCACGTTCGGTCGTTGCCACATGGCACGATTAGAGATTTTGAGAAATTCCTGCGAGACAATGGCTATTCTTCTGGAGCGGCCAAGTCTATCGCAGTCAATGGATACAAGGGTGAACATCGTGATGATGCGCCTTTGCCTGTGGCCACTGAGCCACAAACCACTCCTGATCATCGAGAGGATGCAGGGAATCACAAGGCCTTATTACAGGGCCTTAAATCCCAACTCTTATTGATGAGGTTACAAAATGACTCCCGAAGAATTACAAAATGAAATTATGAGCACTGTTGCTTTGATGCGCACCGAAGCGCAGGCAAACGATGCTGTTCATATTGAAGCTCAGAAAAACCTTGAAGCTAAGTTTATTGAACTACGCAAGGCACAAGATGAGCAATTAGCCGCCATTGCTAAAGTTGAGGCCTTGGCTGCGCGTCAAAACATTGACAAAAATGAAGCGGTAAACTTTTCTGAGCATCGCAAATCATTTCATGAGTTTATCTTGAATGATGGCCCTGTGGTTGCTCAATATCGTGCCATGAACGTGAGCGCTAAGGCTGATGGCGGGTTCCTAGCCCCAAATGAATTTGATGCAACTGTTGCAAAGCTTGCCAATGACCTAAATCTGTGGCGTCAAATTGCTACCGTTCGCACGATCAATGGACCTGCTCTTGATGCTGCAAGGCAAACAGGCAAGGCCGCTTCTGGTTGGGTTTCTGAACTTGGCACACGCAGCGAAACCACTTCACCAACCGTTGGTGTGACCTCAATTGTTGCTCATGAGCAATATGCAAACGCCTATGCCTCACAGTCGATTCTTGATGACGGTATTGGCGCGGAAGCTTTCCTCATGGAAACATTGGTTGATGAATTTAATCAGACTGAGCTTGAAGCCTTTACGACTGGCAATGGCGTTGGCAAGCCATTAGGATTGTTTGCCACAACTGCTGCTGCACAAACGGGCACCACAGAAGTGGTTGATGGCTCAATTGGCTATGTCGCAACTGGCTCCTCTGGAGCTTTTGGGACGCATCCATTTGACAACATCAAAGA